GTTTTCTGTTAGCCTCTCTTTACGGGGAGGCTTTTTTATTGTGAACATTACTCAACTGCGGGATACAATTACAACACTCCTGATCGCCAGTCCAAACCTCGTGGGTTCTTATGTTTTGCCTAACGGTGATAGCATCCCTGCTGTTTACGTGGTGGGACAACAAGGAGTTCCCTCTGAATTTAAGGCGACTGGGCTAGAAGTAACTATGCGACAATTCCCAGAACGGCTTCCGCAAAGCGGACTGGGGGCTGTTAAAGTATTGCAATTATGGGAAATAATGATGGTTCAATACACGCCAAGCGAATCAACCCTTTCTTCTGCGATGGATCGAATGATCAGAAGATTTCCTGACGCCACATTGCGCTACCTGCCTGGCGATGACGTAGCCTACGAAAGATGTCGAATTATTCTGCCTGACATGACTATTCAGTCTCTTTACCCTTCGTAGATCATGGGTTTTATTCCAGGTAAAATTATAAATAAACTTTCAATCAGCGCAAAGTTGATCAACGCAGAATCAATTGAAAAAGTGCTGATAAAGGCTTTTGAGCAATGGGCGAAAGACGATATTAATGAACAACACTGGAAAGAGCAATTTATAGATAGAGAGTGGCCCTACGACGGGGAAACGAAAAGAGAAAACCCGAGGGCATTTATACGAGAAGCTGATAGTCCTCGCGATATTTACGATTGGGGCAGATTGTATCAAAGCGGAATTGATAGCTTCCAGTTGGAAGTGAATGGCGGGCTGCTCAGGGCCTCTTGGCATTGGGACGCCAAGAATTCCTCTGGTCAAGAATATGCTTGGTACGTACACTATGGGAAAGGCACTAATGCTACGGCACGCCCATTCACTGATGACATCGCGATACCATCATCGTTCTTTTTCAAAGACCCAGGCCTAGCCTTGCAACGTAGAATATTTATTGCCATTGGATCGCTTTAATGCAGATTGATCACTTGCAGAGTCAAGACGGGCGAGTTCATGCAATTAATTGCCGATCTGACGGCGATGAAATTGAGGTGGGCATATTGTGCTTAATAGCCTTTCCAGAAACCACATGTAGAATAACCAATGAAAATCATTCTTTCTTGGTGGACATCCCCAAGCCGTTTCGATCTGGCAGTGAAAGAGTGAAGACTTTTAATGTTTCCCTGAGGATTTCAAATCATGAGTAAGTACAGTTTCCTTGTTTCTGCAAAAGAGCCTGAGTACTTTGAGGTAAATGATTATTTGCGTCTCAAGAAATACGGAGGCTGGCTTGTCGGGGAAAGCATTGAGCAGGAAGAAATTTCCAAGGCTCAAAGCAAGTCCACGCTGCGAGCCGTGCAATTTGCTCGCAAGATCGCAAAAAACAAAAACATTGATCTCGACGAAGCATTTGCTTTGCTTCAAGGGGGCAGTCTTGCCGACGGCGAATTGATAGGCGATTTTGCGGATGAAATGATTGACATGGTGGGCGATGACAGCGGAGCCGAATTTTTTAACGCTAAATTGATTACAGCGTTTATACGTTCAAGGGGGGAGGGTGAAATCCAAGGGGAATGGAAAACACTTGACGACTGGGCACTGGATGACACGAAGAGCTTATCACGTCCAATGACGCGCAAAATCTTTGATTTCATAAATCAAGAGCGAGAAGAGGAGAACGGTGCCTCGGTAAAAAAACAGTAGAAGAAGATGGCCTCGGAAAGGTCGAAGGGCTAGAAAAAAGAGCCAAATTATTGCTATCTTCTTCGTCGGAGTGGAATAAAATTTACTTGCGCCTGTCGTCGTCAGCATTAAAGGACGAACGATGGAACGCTGGCAATTTTGCTAATCAACGCACCAAGGACGTACTAGAAGCGTTGAAGTGGCTGGAACAGCACGACATTGCTCAACACAATGTTTCCAGTCTCGCCACGGCAAGACTAGCGATGATAGTAGCAAGTGTCGCAGGTGGTAAAAAGGCAAAAGCTAATATCAATGATTTTCTTCCATTTGACACGAGGAATCTCAAGAATGACCATGGCATAACAAGTGAAAGCCTGGAAGTATTGCGTCGACTACTTAAAACAAAAAAAATGGACGGGAGGATTATTGGCTTGTTGGCAGAGGAGCTAAAGATGGCGTCAAATCGCAAGGAAGATGACTGAGGCTATAATAAAAATTAAAGAGTCAGTAACAGAGAATGGCGGGAAGTCCTGAGCTAAGGCTTGGCATTAGTTTTGATCTTGATAGCTTCAAGAAAACGGCGCTACCCAGCCTGGTTCAGTCGGCGTCAAATTTTGTACTGCCCATTGATATTAAATTTAGCAGAGATTCCATAAGTGAAGAAATGCGCTTACTGGGGCGCCAGTTAGGACAGCGCAAATATCGACTTGACTTGGATGATACAAGCGTAAAAAATGCAATAGAACAAGTTAACAAACTTGCATCTAAGATAAGCAGTTTAAAAAATACATCTGGCAGGGCCTCTGTATTGGGGGATGTTTTGTCTGGGGCAAATCTTCCTCAGACAAAGGCTTTATATAGTTCAGCTAAAGGGCTTGGAATCGTTAGCGGCACGGTCAGTAGAGCGAAGGCAGAGTTGTCAAAGGAATTAAAAGCTGGATTCGTTTCAGCGGGAGAAGATGCAATCCGGGGTCTTATTGAAGGCATCTTGAGTGGGCAAGGAAAACTTGCAGGGCTGGCGGCTTCGCTAGGCGACGAATTGTTGTCTGCATTAAAGCAATCGCTACAAATTGCTTCTCCGTCACGGCGAATGCAGCAAATTGGTCGACAAGCAGGACAGGGCTTTAATGATGGATTGATTAGCTCTTTGCAAGAGGCCACGAGAAATGCCGTGGCTCTTGTGAATGAAAGCCTCAGAAGGCTCGACCGTTTCGTTGACATGAGTCAACGAAAGGCGAGAGCGATTGCGCCAGGCCAGCCAAATTACGAGCTAGCTCAAAGACAAGCGGGCATACGTACAGGCCAGCGTGAGCGTGTGCAAAATAGAGGAGAGGCAATTCAGTTGCGGGCCGCTGCTGGACAATTTGAAGGCGGGAGCTATCAAGCATTGAGCAAAATTCTTCAGTCGTTACAACTGGAGGCGTCGGAAATAAAGCCCAATACAGGAGCGTGGAATTCTTTACAGGAAAGAATTGCTTCGGTCAACAGGGACTTGGCAAGGGCGGGCCGACTGGCGGAAGAAATTCAAATGAGAAGCAATTTAGGGGCTTTTGCTCCTGGAAGCCTTGCATCATTAGAAAGCAGGCTTGTTATTCTTAAAAGCAGAGCAAGAGAAATTGCTCCTAACACTTCAGAGTGGAGAGCGTTGAATGCCGAGATTCAAAAAGCCGAACGATTAGTTGAAAAGGCAACTCGTAAGCCTCTTACCAAGGGGGAGCGCTTTGGGGCTGCGGGCGGAGCGTTTCTCTATGGAGGCGGACTTGGCGGGGGTGCGGGAAGTGCATTAGGGGGCATTGCAGGGGGGCTGGCGGGAGGAGTGCCTGGAGCCTTTACTGGCGCCGCCATCGGCCAAGCTGTCGACAACTTGGGACAATATGCGGCAGCCATTGCAAAGACAGTGGCAGAGGTTAATAAGTCCAGAGTTGCACTTGCTGGAGTAAGTCGTGATGTTGCAGACTACGACAAGGCTATTAGTGCCGTCACCCAGGCAAGTGAAAAATTCTTGCTTCCTATTTCGCAGGCTACTGGCCAATTCGCCAAATTGCAGGCAAGCGTGGTCGGAGCTGGTTTTGACACTGAAACAACCATTAAAGCATTTAATGGAATAGCGTCAGCAGTTATTGCCACAGGGGGCAGCACTGAAGACTTAAATAGTGCATTGCGTGCAACAGCCCAGGTTTTCAGCAAAGGGAAAGTTTCGGCTGAAGAGCTTCGCCAGCAGATTGGAGAAAGAATTCCTGGAGCTTTCACTATTGCCGCTCAAGCAATTAACAAAACGCCACAAGATCTTGACAAGGCTTTGCAAGATGGCAAGGTTACGTTGAATGACTTTATCAGGTTCGTTGAGGAGCTTGGCAAGAGATATGGCAGCACCACTGAAATCCTTGCAAAGGCGCCAGAGAACGCAGGGGCGAGACTTGCTGTTGCACTGGAGCAAGCAGCTCTTACATTTGGAAACTTTTTTCAGCGAGTTGGGGCCGCCTTCCAGGGATACCTGGCTGATCTTCTTAACTTTACACAGCAAAATCAAGAGCAAATTAAAATTGTCATTGCATCTTTTGTTATTTTTGGACAAGATCTTTATAATATTTTATCTGGAGTAATTGGAGCGGTGGCCCCGCTTTTTGGCTCATTTTTTAGTTATATTTTTGATAACTTTGCCAAGGGTATTAACGCGCTGGCTCGCCTTGCACAAGAGACTAAGGCGGCTGCAGGCGCCCCAGAAAAACGTGCGGCCGCAGCAGTAGAAGCACTTTATCCGAATCCTATTGAGCGAGCGCTTAAGGGCGGGGCTGCATACAAAGAAGCATTGGCCGTTGAACTGGCTTCTGACAAGCAATCTGAATCGCGTAGTACACGACTTCAAAACTTAACCCAGACATTATTTAAGGACTTTAAGCCCATAAGTTTTGGTACTGGTCTTGGCAAGACCCTGCCTGGGACGGGTGCAGCAGGAGCACCTGACGGATCTAAGTCATCCTCGGCATCAAAACTAAAGGAATTTAACAGCAGCAGGACTGAGATTCTCCAGAAAAGGTTGGCAGCAGAAAAAGCTGCTCTTGACGCTAACTTGCTGCTCAGCGAACGCGAACGGTCTATTGAAAAAAGTCGCCTGGATTTTAAGTATGGCAATCAAATTATTGACGAACAACTTAACCAGGCAAGGCGAACATCACAGGAATACCAGCTAAAACACAGACAAAGATTTATTGCCGAGCAGGAACAGCTTGCAGCTATTGAGCGAAAAACACTGGAGTCGGGTTTTGTCACGGGAATAGCCCCTGAGTTAAGCCAAGGATACCAAAGCCTTCTGGATGCTTATGACTCATTGACCTTAAAGCAAGAAGCACTAGCAAGGGGCAAAGATGAATTAAATGAAGTTGAAAAAGCCGAAATATTACTTAATAACATCAGGGCGGGTTTACAGCCTGAAGAGCTGGCTCGTGTAGATGCACTCGCTAGCGCGTATTTAATGGAGGCAAGGGCATTAGACCTTGCCAACACGAGCTACGACAAGCGACTAACCTTGCGCGAAGCATTGAAACCACTTGAACAGCAATTACAGCTTGCGCAAATTTTAGATCCAAAAGCGGAATTAAGAGCACGAATTAGGCAAGAGAAGCCAAAATTAGACGACCAAGGAGTAGAACAAGTTGCCCGTCTTCAAGAGCAGGTAAATGCAGCCCAAAAGTTTAAGACAGATTTACAAGGGATTGCTTCTACTATTGGAGATGCATTTGGCGAAGCATTCAAAGGCATCGTCACTGGCAGTATGACCGCGAGAGAGGCGCTTACTGGCTTCTTTCAAGGCGTTGCAGATTCGTTTGCCGACATGGTGGCAAATATGATTGCTGAATATTTGAAGATGGCGCTCATCAAAGGAATCATGAGCCTGATTCCAGGATTGGGAAGCTTTGGAGGAGGCGCGGCAGTTGGGCAAGCGGTTTCTATGCCGACAGGCGTGGGAATAGGGGCCGGCGGAGGTATTTTGCAAAACAGCGCAGCGCAAGGTTTTGGCACTTTTGGGCCAAACTTTGGCATTCGCCAATTTGCCAACGGAGGCATCGTCACAGGCCCCACCCTGGGCCTTGTAGGCGAAGGCCGCTACAACGAGGCAGTCATTCCCCTTCCAGACGGCAAGAGCGTCCCCGTGCAGCTCTCAGGGGGCGATGGCGGTAATCAAATCAATAGCAACATCACCGTCAACGTAAGCAATGGTCAAGCGCAAAGCAATGCCACGGGCTCTAACTCTTCAGAATTAGGGCGTAAAATTGAAGGAGCAGTAAAACAAGTAATTGTTGGTGAACTTCGTCCTGGCGGGCTTCTTGCTTCTCGTTAATTCCTTATGACTCAGCCCACATTTGCCATACCTTGTGAATACGGACTAACTGTCCAGCGTGGTTCGCGCATTGAAAAAGTGCAGTTTGGTGATGGCTATGAACAAACTCGTCCTGATGGCATTAACAATGACATTCGGCAGTATTCCATTGAGACAGTGCCCATCCCTGATTCCACTGCCATTGCTCTTGACAATCAACTAGCGGCGCTGAATGGAGACTTCTTCTACAGTCAATTCTTCATGGACAATGCAATGTATAAATATCGTCTAGAGCCAAATCAATGGCAATGGCGAACAGTGGGACCAAATAGTAATATTTTTAGCTTCACCGTAAGGAGGATTTATGACAATAGAAGCTGACGTTCAACAAGGCTGGCATGATGCCATTGTAGAACTAATTGACCTAGATCTTTCTCCTATTACGAACGATCC